TTTCAATTCTGGCATCTTCTACAATATTAACAAAATCAAATCCTATCTTACGATCCTTAGACCAATCATAATCAGGTGTATAAAGGGCATGTCCAACTTCATGACAAACTAAAGCATCTAATACATTATCACTTGCCTTCTCCCACATAGGTAGAGTTAGAACTCTTGTTTGTACATTGAACTGAGCAGTCTCAACCTTTTTATGCTCTACCACTAGATCCTCAGTAGCAAGTAGCTTAGCAAGTTGTGATTTGATTTCGTGCTTTACTGTCATGGATCTGTTTGTTTGATGTACCTATCATACTAGAAAACCGCCTCTGTGGGCGGTTGAGTAGACGGTTTATCAACTGTCCACGCCTTGCTTTCGCTTGACGTAGTGCTTGTGGTTTAAGTTTTCGTTTAGACTCCTTTTTGGAGTGGTGTTGCCAGTTGGGTACTTTCATGGGATAAAAAGAATTGACTAATACAATATCTACCAAAACCTTCAAAATTAGATTCTTCCATATTGACGGAGGTAGCATGATGAATAATAGTGCCAGGAAAAATCACTGTTCTATTATTTAACAATTCGACTTCCACATCATACTCAGGAAATACTAAATTGCCACCAGTAAATGATTTTGGTTCCTTATACAACCAAGTTAATGAGGTAAATATAGATTCATCCCAATGTGGTTTATATTCATTACCATTCTCATAATATAAAATCTGAGTTGAATACTTTTTAACAGTCCTACAATTAAAAATCCAATGCCCATGAGATATTGGTATTTCACAATCTAGTTGAACAGTGTTTAAAATATTAGAACAACTTCTATTTGGAAAATAGTCATCTAACCATATAACATAATTATTCTTTAGAATTTCACCCTCAGAAGTACCAGCAGATCCATAAACTTGATCAGACCTTTTCATCCTTGATGGATGTGTAAGATAATCTAATTCATTCCATATTAAATCAAGTTCCTCATCATCATAATGATCATCGATAATAATTGAGGGAAAAGGTTCATAAAGGTTTTGAACATTCATCAAATCCACATATTCCTTTGTACTCTATCACCAATTTCAGGATGCATTAATACAGCCCTTTTAAATTTATCTAAATCTCTTTTCAATTCTACAACCTCTCTTTTAAGAGTTTGTATTTCTTCACGATCTGTCATAATTTATTCTTTGACTGCAGTCACATCCCATCCAGAATCATTTTTCTTTGTCCAAATATAAGGCGTGTCTGCCTTTGCCTTTGCTTGTGATGTATAAGTTTTTTTCTCAGTAATATCTTGAGACCACCTATTATCACCTTTATAATAGGTATCTCCACCGATCATACTTGTTTTTTTAATATACCAAGCCATTGTAATACTTTTTTAAATATTTATCAAGTTGATATACGAGAAAAACCTCTAACCTTTTCAAATTTAATAACGCTATCAAATTTATCATGAAGCTCTGTCTTATGAGATATAACAAATACATTCGCATCCTTAATTACAAATCTAATAATTTTAAGGAACTCATCAGTACCTAAAGTATCAAGAGAACTATCAAAGACCTCATCCATGATAAGAAGATTTGTATTTACAGAGTTCTTAACTCTAGCAACTTCTCTCCATGTAAAGAGTAATGCTAAGTCAATTCTCATCTTCTCTCCTTCAGAAAAAGAAGCATAAGAAAACTTCTCATGAATAGGAGATTCAATAGTTTCATTAAATTCCTCATCCAATTTAAAGTTAATATAAAAATCCATTAACTGAAGATAACGGTTTACCTGTTGATTAATCAAAGGCATATACTTCTTAATTATTTTTGTCTTTACTCCATCATCCTTTAGCAAAGAATACGCAAAATCATGATACATGATCTCTTCTTTCTTATCTGCTAATTTTTTAAATACTTGTTGGAGATTTTCTTTAAACTCTTCTAATTTTTCATGTTCAGTATTTCTATTTGCATGTTGATCGGTAAGTTTCTGAATTTCCGATTCCAAATCTCTGATCTGTCTGAGACATCCAGAGATGAGAGTATGGTTTTTAGAAATGCCATTATTGAGTTTAGTAATCTCCTTAGATAATTTGGTAAACTGATGCTCTCTTTCCTCTTCTTTTTGAATTGCTTCTTCCAGTTCCCTGTAACCAGTTTGCAACTCCTTTGCTCTAGTTTGAGCATCAGCAATTCTATTTACACGAAACTCTTCCTCTATATTCTGACTACAAGTAGGACATACCGTATTGTCTGTGAAAAACTTATGTTCTTTAGTAATAGTGGATACCTTTTGAGTAATTTGACCCTTAAGAGTGTTTAGTTTCTTTAACTTTTTATTTGCTCCAGAAAAACTTTCCAAGTCATTAGTAAACATTTCAACATCTTTTACAAGACATTCTGTCTCATCAGATGTTTCTTGTATTTCACCCTCCAATAAATTTATTTTACCATTCTTCTCTTCTATTCTTTCTTTACCTCTACTCTCCAATTCATTGATAAAGTTATTTTGCATTTCAACTTTATCCTTTACATTCTCCTTACTCAACTCTAAAGTTTTTATCTCATCTCTTTGTATTTTCATCTTCTCTCTAAGCTTAGCATTCATTGCTGAGAATACACGAATATCCAAAAGATCTTCAATAACTTCTCTACGATTAGTTCCTGATAATTGCATAAAAGGAACAAAAGCACTACTGCCAAGTATTACAATCTGAGTAAATGACTTATAATTTAATTTTAATATACCTTCCTCAAGGATCTTTTGCATGGCACGATCATCTGCCTCCTTATGCATTGCTATATCATTTACTATGATATCAAATACATTTGGTTTAATCCCTCTTCTTACTAAGTATTCACGACCATTTAAATTAAATTCTACTTCAACTAAGCAACCCTTTTCATTAGTACTATTAACCAACTGACCTTTATTAATCTTACGAAATGGTTTGTTAAACAAACTAAATGTAAGAGCATCTAAAGCAGTTGACTTTCCAGTACCATTTGTACCAACTATTAAATTGGTAGCATTCATTAAAAAATCAATTTCAGAAAACTGATCACCAGTGGAAAGAAAATTTTTCCACCTAATCTTCTTAAATGTTATCATTCACTTTTGGCGGTATAACAATGTCGTTTGGAGTAATCACAGCATACTTATAATTATAGCGTCTACAAGTAGTAATTGCAATATTATCATCAATTTCTATAACATCCATCTCACTTTCTTCTTGTTCTTTTAACATCATAGCATATCTTTCAGCATCATCTTCCTTTTGAAACAAAAAAAGAACTTTCTCTCCATACCTATTATGGACAGCATAAGCACCTTCAGTACTTTTATCTTTTAATGTAAGGAGAAACATCATTCTACCTCGCAAGTCTCCCTATAGAGTTGTTGAATAATACCTTTGATTATATTTTTATCACACTCAAATTCAGATTCATCAATATACCTACTTAATAAATTAATAGTATTCTCAGTTTCTTGAGCTTCAAAATCTTCACTTTCTTGTAAAACATAATTTTCTACAATTTTGAGATCCTGTACTCCAGAGGCATATAATTTATCTATAAATTTTTCAAATTGTTTCTGATCTGTTTTTTCTCTAACAACAACCTTTACAATCTTATTCTTTAATTCTCTTGCGTCAAATAACTTATAATTATGATCCCTGTAATAAATTACATGAAATAACTTATATGGATTATTTACAGGAGAATGTTCTTTTGTTTTTGTATCAAATATATGAAAACCCCTAGTATCATTCACATCATTCCAATATATCTCATAAGGATTACCTAGATAATAAATTTTTCCATTATCAGATCTTGTATGATAGTGTCCAGAATATACTTTATCAAATTTATTAAAAGGATCAATATCCATACCATGTTCCATAACATGAGTAGTATGTGCTCTGAATCCATTTAATTCCAAATGACCCATAGCAACCTTTGCTTTTGACTTCTTGACAATATCAAAAGTAGATTCTTTATTTTCTTGATTTATCCAAGGTAATAATAAAATATCTAAACCATCTATCTTTATCTGAGATGCCTCAGAATAAACAGATATATTATCATACTCAGTTAATAATAAATCAATTGAATTTACATCATTAGTATCCTTATAATATGCAGTATGATTTCCTACAATAGAATGTAAATGAACACCTAAAGATTTTAACTTATCAAAATATACTCTCTTAGACCATTCTAAAGAAGCAAGATCTATATTCCTTCTATTATCGAAGGTATCACCCATATCAATAACAGTATCAATTTGATGTTCTTCGAGATATGGAAAGAAGACGTTATTGTAAAACTCTTCAAAATAATCATGTACAAATTGGGATCCCTTACGAGCACCAAAATGCTGATCTGTTATTATCGCTATCTTCATCTATTGCCAGTTTTATATTGAATATTATCCTTGATAGTATTATAATCAGAACTTGATGAGGTTAATGCCCCATCATCTACTACCATAACTTCATCATATCCTGTCTTTTCAATTATCTTTGTTTTAATTTCTAATTGCTTCTTCTCTTTCTGAATCCTTCTTAGGAAAGCATAATGAATAATCTGAGTAAAGTAAGCAAATGGATTCCTAGACTTATTAGGATCAAAATTATGAATATATTGTACACAATTCTCTATACCATCAGAGATCATATCATCTCTAAACATATAGTTTACAAAATTTGGTTTATAAGAAAGATGTGTAGCAATCTTTAAAAAACACTCTCCAAGGTAATTACTAATACGTGGTTTAGGTAAATCCTTTGATTTTGCTACAGCAACTTGAGCACGATAATCTATTAACGCTGCTAAGAGTTCTTTATTATTTACATAATGCTCTGATTTTTTCTTTGCCATAACATCGGCTTTCCCTTATTGTTAATGTTTATATTATAACATTATTTACTCGACTTGACAAGGTAGTAAAATATCGGTACAATAACTCTGTAAGGGTTGATGAGATAGATCTAGCTTTCTATATTAATTTTATATATTTCTTCAAGCATTCTTCTAGATTCTTCTACAGTTGTTATAAGACCTAGTTTCTGATTTAATTTTACTCTTCCATCTAATTCTATATCAACATCATCATCACTTAAGTATCTTTTATAGAATTCAATCATTTGTGAATCTTTAATTTCAGTCATAGTAATAATTTTTTCATACTTAAGTAAAAATATATTATCTTCAGGTAATTCCAACCAAGGTTTTACTTTAACATACTGACCTGTTGGATTTTGAAGTACTTTCATTATAACTGGATCTTGCACCATAATAATTGGATCTCCATCATTCTCATCAATGGAAATCATGGCAAATATTTCTTCACCAGTTATTAATTTTATGACTCCGTGAAATTCTTCTCCCATCATACTTTTATCGGTATATTTACAATATCATAATTAAAATTTTCTTCATTATAGACTTTAATCCTTTCTATTAGATGGTTTAATGTATAATTTTTTCTAGACTTATAACTGATATCATCGGCAATATCATATAAAGTTGCTTTTACTTTTCCGTTTCCTTTTCTTAAGACCCTGCCGATGGACTGGAGATTCCTAATCCTGGACTTGGAGGGACTGGCGAAGATGACGTTGTGCAACCGCTTAATGTTAATCCCAGTACTGAAAGTACCATAACTGGCAACAATAATAGCGTTGTCTTGTTGTTCTGTAATTTCACGAATCTTCTCCCTGTCTTCTGTTGGTACTCCACCATGAACAAAGAAGACATGCCTCTGTTCTAGTGTATTACTATTTATCATTTCATAAAGGGGTTCACCATGTGCTTCTACCCTAGCAAATAAGATAAGAGTATTACCTTTAAGATCTAAAGCAAGATTACGAATTAATCTATTTCTCTTTTCATGGGTAATAATATATTGAACTTCATCTTCAAAGTTTTCAAATTTATGTGCAGGGTGTTTCAATAGAAGCACGTTAATATCTAACGTCGCCACATGACCCTTCTTCATGAGCTCGTCTGTTTTAATAATTTTATAAGAAGGACCAAATAAACCTTCTAATACCCACTTATGAGTTTCTGATCCATCTAAGGTTCCTGTAAATCCATAACGATACTTGGCATTACCCAACTTAGTCATGATGGCAACAAGAGATTTGGATTTGAATTGATGTGCTTCGTCACCAACTACCACATCAAATCTTTCAAAATACTTTCTTGGTAGTTTGTATATAGATTGCCAAGTAGTAATAATAACCTGTGAATCAGTTTCTCTTTCTCTACCAGCATAGATTTTATGACAGTAGGATCCTACATCCCAACCATAATCAGCAAAGTCTTTATACATCTGCTCTACAAGGGATGTTGTAGGCACTACAATCAGTGTATTCTTCTTATTCTCAACA